GGGAGATATCGATTCCCTTAAGGCGGAGGAAACCGTGCAAGCCTTTATTGACGGTTACCGCCTCGGAGCTCAACTGATGCTGGAGACCCTCGATTTCAAGTCGTTTTCCAGCCGCCCGGATGATGACGGAGTGCTGTAATATACACAGTTTCCCGACCACAAGATCGTGTAGTTTATGGCTCAGATATAACTGGATATAGTGTGCTTTCAGAGGTAATATGTGACTACCGAAAGGGAAAACAAACCAAAACGGAGGGCACAACAATGAGCCAGAGAACAGAAAACCAGGTCGCCGAAATGAAAAAGCAGACCATCGGGGTCGAAGTTGAAATGAACAGCATCACCAGAGAGAAAGCCGCAAAGGTCGCCGCCGAATTCTTCGGAACCGAGCGCTACCAGAGCACATCCAGCCGCAACGGCTACTGCGCCTGGTCAGCTTGGGACAGAAGCGGACGGGAATGGAAATTCCAAAAGGATGTCAGCATTGCCGGACCGGACAGCGAGAAATGCGAGATGGTCACGCCTATCCTCACCTACGCCGACATGGAAACTTTGCAGGAGCTGATTCGCCACCTCCGCAAAGCCGGAGCGAAAAGCGATGCCACAAGAGGCTGCGGCGTTCACATCCACATTGGAGCCAAGGGGCACACGCCCCAGACCCTTCGGAACCTCGCCAACATCATGGCAAGCCACGAAGACCTCCTGGTAAGCGCACTGAACCTTGACCGAAACCGCATCAACCGCTACTGCAGAACGGTCGACCCCAGGTTCCTGGAACAGCTCAACAGCAAAAAGCCCACCACGATGGCGGCGCTTGCAGACATCTGGTATCGCAGTCAGAATGCAGACTACTGCAGAAGTCAGCACTACAACGACAGCCGCTACCATATGCTGAACCTCCACGCCACCTTCACCAAGGGAACGGTCGAGTTCCGGCTCTTCCAGTTCGATGCTCCGGCAGACGGCAAGCAGAACGGACTCCACGCCGGACAGCTTAAGAGCTACATTCAGCTGTGCCTCGCCCTGAGCCAGATGGCAAAGACGGTCAGAACCGCAAGCCCCAAGCCCCAGCAGAACGAGAACCCCAAATACGCAATGCGCACTTGGCTCCTTCGCCTCGGCTTTATTGGCGACGAGTTCAAGACCGCAAGAGAGCTCCTCACGAAGCGCCTGGATGGGGATGCAGCCTTCCGCAGCGGCAGAGCAGCCGCTTGAAGGACGCAGCCCAGAGGCCCCCGAACCCGCTGATGGCGGGCTTTCGGTGGTAGAAGGCAACTTCGGAAAGGAGTATTTTTTATGGAAAAACGCTATTACATCGCCTACGGCAGCAACCTCAATGTCCGCCAGATGCGGATGCGCTGCCCGTCGGCACGGATCATCGGCACATCAAAGCTGAATGACTATGAACTGCTTTTCAAGGGCAGCAAGACGGGTTCTTATCTCACGGTAGAAAAGAAACTTGGCAGTACTGTTCCCGTTGCCGTATGGGAAGTCACTGCGGATGACGAAAAAGCCCTGGACCGTTACGAGGGCTTCCCAAACTTCTATTACAAGAAGGAGTTGACCCTACCAATCAAGGGTATCCGCACGGGCAAAATCCGTAAGCGCCGGGTATTCGTGTACATCATGCATGAGGACAGGCCCATCGGCATTCCGTCCGTTCCTTATATGCAGACCTGCATCCAGGGCTACGACGATTTCGGCTTTGACCGGGTGGTGCTGATAGACGCTTATCTCAAATGTGGGGAGGAACATCATGAGGGAAAATAAAATCATCCGAATATCGGTCTGTCCCAGGTGCGGGCATGCCTACCGGGAGCATCCGGCTCTTTCAAGGCTCGACAACGAAACACTCATCTGCCCGGATTGTGGCACACGGGAGGCACTCGATTCCATCGGCGTAAAACCGGATGAGCAGGAGCAGATCATCGCCTCCATTCACCGCTGCCACCAGCCGGAATAACGCTGTAAAATACACAGTTTTTACTCCGAATGATTGTGTACTATATGCCTCCGAAATGACTGGATATATCCCGGACATGACGGTAATATACACTCACAACAAAACAAACGGAGGTACACGATTATGTGGAAAGAAAGCAGCATCAAGGTAAACGGCGAGGTTTTTCACTACTGGATGAAGCAGTACGACAAAGGCTCCGAGTGGGGCATCGAGGGCGGACGCATTTCCAAGCTGATGCTCAAGCGGGACGGCAAAATCGTCTGCAACTACGACAGAGGCTGGGACATAGAACCCGCCGATGAAAACACACAGCTTGCGCTGGAGCTTCTGCTCCACAGCGAGAACTGGTAAAAAGCCAAAATTTCAAAGCAACGGCTCCGAAAGGAGCTGCTGCTCGTTATACGGAAGGTCGCACCGATTTCGGTGGCGGCTATTTTTTATACCCTTTGAAAAAAATGAAAAGCACCTACCATTTCTGATAGATGCTTTTCCTGCTCAAAAGCGCAGATCAGTCGAAATCATAGGGGTTGCTGTAGCACATCCAGTCAAGATCTGCGTTCAACCCAAGTTCGTCGAACAACGCTGCCTGCCGCTTTGCTTCCTGCTTACGAGTTGACTTTTTGGTCTTTTTCTCGTTTGCAATTCTGGCTTGGTAGGCTTTGTTGTTCGGATTGTGCTGATTGGCATAATCATCGAGTTGCTTTTGAGTGTGTGTCTTAGCGGACACGCCTTTTTTGATAGCCATGGCCGTTTCTCCTTTCTCCTTGACAACTGCTCCTCGGCTACGCACGGAATAGCGGACAATATGTCACCTTCTAAGCTGAACCCGGCAGATCCTTGCCGGATTATTCCTGCATTTAATCGAGTCTCAAGGGTGGAGAATGATTTTTTCAAGAAAAATCACTGCATATATTATATGCGAAAATATTCTTAAAAGCAACAGATTACAAGAAATTCTGCGCCTTGGAGGTGAGCATTACGAGAAAACTGAAAAACTACAAGCCCACAAGGTTCATGGAAAAGACCTCTCACTACGATGTGGACGCAGCGGATTATGCCGTGATGTTCATCGAGAGCCTGTGCCACACCAAAGGCACCTGGGCGAGAAAGCCCTTCGAGCTTATCGACTGGCAGGAGCAGATCATCCGGGACATCTTCGGTGTCCTCAAGCCCAACGGCTATCGGCAGTTCAATACCGCATACATTGAGATTCCCAAGAAACAAGGCAAATCCGAGCTTGCCGCCGCAGTGGCACTTCTGCTCACCTGCGGTGACGGAGAGGAACGAGCCGAAGTTTATGGCTGCGCCGCCGACCGTCAGCAGGCGTCCATCGTTTTCAATGTGGCGGCAGATATGGTGCGGATGTGTCCGGCACTCTCGAAACGAGTAAAGATACTGGATTCCCAGAAGCGGCTCATTTATCAGCCAACGGGCAGTATCTACCAGGTGCTCTCTGCCGATGTCGGCAACAAGCACGGCTTCAACACTCACGGTGTGGTATTCGATGAACTGCACACGCAGCCGAACCGCAAGCTCTTTGATGTTATGACCAAAGGCTCCGGCGATGCCCGTATGCAGCCGCTGTACTTTCTCATCACCACGGCAGGCAACGACACGAAGTCCATATGCTATGAGATCCACCAGAAGGCCAAGGACATCATCGAGGGTCGCAAGATCGATCACACCTTCTATCCCGTTATCTACGGTGCGGAAGAATCAGACGATTGGACGGACCCAAAGGTCTGGAAGAAAGCCAATCCGTCCCTCGGAATCACGGTGGGTATCGACAAGGTCAAGGACGCCTGCGAGTCTGCCAAGCAGAACCCCGGCGAAGAGAACTCCTTCCGGCAGCTGAGACTAAACCAGTGGGTCAAACAGGCGGTGCGCTGGATGCCGATGGACAAGTGGGACAAATGCGAGTTCGCCGTCAGTGAGGACGA